TTTTTTTTCCATTTCTTAGCGTTCTCTTTTCATTATCAGCGTTGTTGTAACAGTTTCATCCAAAGCAATAATTTCAAAAGTAATATTGATTTCAAGGCTTTGCCCTGAATCCTTAACCTTACAATCTACTTTCTCAAGTTTTATTCTTGGCTCATAAATTTGCAGGATTTCAGTAATCTGATTCTGGAAAGCTGAAACATGAATAGCGCCCATGGTTTCAAAGAGCTGATTCTCAACACCGCAGTTGATTTCTGGATGAAAAGGAACACTCCATTTGTTCATTAAGACTAACCGTTTTACGGATTGAACAACAGCTTTCCTACCTTTCACATGCTTTACATCGCCAGTTAAAGGATGAATACCAAAAGCCATATCTAAATCGCTATAGCGTTCATCAATCTTTAACTCGCGGCTTAAACCTTTATCTAAAACGCCCATTAGCGAAGTCCTTGCGCTTTACGGAAACGCCGTGCTTTATTACGCTTTCTAGCGATTCTTTTGTAATAAGACCCGCCTTTAGCTTTCTTGGTTCTTACAGCTTTCTTAATAGCCATTCTGCGGCGATTTCTTTCTGTTCCACCAATAGGCTGACAGGATTTACCGTTCCATTTATAGCCTTTCTGACATTTGTACTTGATGATTCTCTTACCCTTTGAATTTATTCTAATTTTTCTGATTACTTCAACCAGTTCTTTATCATCAGTAAGCAGGGAACTATCATAAGCCATTGATTCATCATGACTTTTCATAATAGTAGCGCCGAGAATAGCTTCTTCTGGTTTTGGATAGAGGTAAATGGCGTAAGCACCAACAATGCCATCTAGTTCATCTTCATCATAAGCTGGTGTTTCTGGGTCTTCATCGTCATAGTCTTCTTCATCCTGAACGATATTGGGCAAATCTTCATCGCCATCAACCAAGAAATCTTCTTCAACAGTTTGAATATCAGGATTTTCCCCAGCATCATTGAGAATCATGTTTCTGATGCTTTTGTTAGCAGTAATCAAAGCAACAGCGCCATTTTCAGGGTCATAAATGACTTCAACTTCTTCAGGATTGTTATCCTGATAACTGAAGTAATGCTCAAGATAATTGATGTAGCCATCTTCATCAAGCCTTTTCTGGGGCTTTTTCTTCAGGGGCTTGTCAACACCTGCCATTTGGGAAGTTACGTTTACGTCTTCTTTCATTGTTCAACCTCAAAGAATTTATAGGAAAAGTTTACTGTGCAATTCAATACCGTGTTTTGCATAGTGTAAGAAAGCTCAAGGGGCGATACCGACAAGGGATAAACTTCTCTATAACGAACTCTATAACGAACATTGTTTTCGTTATCCAGAATAGAAACCCAAATGTTGGCAATAATGTCATCGTAATAAGAAACCACATTGCTATCTGAATTGATAGCCAAAGCAACCCAGTTCTCAAAGAATCTTCTAGCTTCCATATCACCATCACAATAGAACATGCACATCAAAGGGTCAAAACTTACCGTATAAGGCGCTTTATAAATTGTTCCCCTTTGCTTTTGCTCATAAGTCATGATAGATTTCTGGGGCATGGAAACGGTGTGGCATAAAACACCAACTTTCTTAGTATCCATATTGAAATTAGTGCCAGAATTAGCATTGTTATTGGCGTTTCTTTCTGCATTAGCCAGAGCTTTAGGCTTTTCAAATTCAATGATGTAACGGGAAGGCTTCAGCATTCCAGAATCATTAACCGTATTCAGAAAGAAAAGCTGTGAAGACAAAGATTTATAAGGGCTGTTGCCACTACCAGATGGCATCTTGCCCCTGATAGCATTCATTTGGTTTCTGGCGCTTCTTTGTTCGTTAGTAGTAACGCCATCCCGTTCAGCTTCCCTATCCGTAATAACGGTATTGTTTTGTGATGGCGGAACATAGCGAGGAATTACGCTGCCAGTTGTTGTATCCCGCCAAACCCCGCCTTCAATAGTGGATTCGCCTCTACGAATTTCATCAAGCTGTTCATTTCTTTGAATGCCCCTTAGAACATTAGAAATTGAACCATACGCAGCATCATCTGGCAAGACAATACCGTTTAGATTAGTGCCTTTTCTAGGGTCAATGTTAGGAAGATTTTCTGGTGGCGGTATGTGGTTATCAGGATTCGCCATCACAGCGTCTTTAGGGGTTTCATTAGCCATTGTTACAACTGAAAGCTCATTATCATTTGGCAATTATTTTCGCCAATGAAATATAATGAGTTATAACTAATTGATTTATTGAATAATATGGCTTTACAAAACTTGCAGACGCTTTCGTTGAAGCACCTGAAACAACAAGAGGAACGGGAATTTAAGAATAATCCTGCTGTTTATACCGTTAAAGACCCTAGAGATGGCTCTTCTGTTTACGCAATAAGAGAAGACCAGCCTTCTCAACTTTCAGCTTACGCCATTTCTATGATTGAGCGCTATTCTGTTCCTAAAGAAGAAATGCAGCTTATCAATGCTTACAGGGATTTGGCTAAAACTGCTGATGTGGATGAAGCTATTAGGGAAATTGTAAATGAATGCTTCTCATCAGATGGCAGGGATATGGCATTCAAGCCTGTATTCAAACCTGAATCACAGCTTTCTTTGAAAACCCAGAAGAAAATTGAAGAAACGTTTGAATACATTTATCACTATCTTTTAGACTTTGATAAGAACGGGCAAGCCATCTTCCGGCAATGGTATGTTGATGGGCGTTTGATTTATCACATTGCAGTTGATAAATCTGAAAAGACCATTAAGCATATTCAACTTATTGACCCGCGTTACATCAAACGAATTAAAGAAGTTGTTATCAACAGGGAAACTGGCTTGCAAGATAAAGAACGTTCAAAGATTTACTACGTTTACTTGCCAGAAAGCTATGTGAACGATGCCGCTACAATTAACAAGTTTTGGAATGAAAACTCCTTTAATTACAATGCCTTCAATTACCAAGAACAGCAGACTTATATAAAATTTGAAGATAATTCAATAGCTTACAGTGATTCTGGGCTTATTGACCAAGAAGCAAACGTTATTCTTTCCAACCTGCATAAAGTGCTTATTCCATACAACAACATGAAGATGATGGAAGAAGCCATGATTATCTACAGAATTGTTAGAGCGCCAGAACGCCGCTACATTTACATTGATGTTGGTGGCATGGGCAATGCCGCAGCACAACAGCATTTGAATTACGTCAAAAACACGTTTAACAACAAAACTGTCTTTGATTCTTCCTCAAAAGGCTTTATTAACCGTAAAGCTATTCATTCTATGGTTGAGGATTATTACCTTGCACGTAGGGATGGGCAGAAAGGCACTGAAATTCAAACAGCGCCGGGTGCAGAGAACTTAGGCGTTACCAAAGACATTGAATACTTAAGAGATAAGTTCTACAGAGCTTTGAACGTGCCTATTGGGCGGTTAGACGCCGAAATGCAGAACTCAACATTGCTTTTGGGCAGGGTTTCTGAAATGCAAAGAGACGAATATCGTTTCCGCCGTTTCATTGATACGCTTAGAAGCCAGTTCATTCCTGTTGTTGAAAAACTGCTTAAAACTGAACTTATCCTGAAGAATGTCATCACTAATGAAGACTGGGAAAACATCATTCAGAATGATTTGTTCTGGGAATACACAGAAGACAATTCATTCGTTGAAATTAAAAAGCAAGAAAAACTTAGAACACAACTGGAACTTATTCAAGTAGCCGACCCTTACATTGGCAAATACTTCACTCATTCCGACATCATGAAGAATGTCATGAACTACACCGATAATGAAGTTAAAGAGTTCTATGACAGGCTGAAGACGGAAAAGAAAGAACATCCTGAATTCTATCCACCTGAAGAAGAAATGAATGGCTTTAATAATGGTAGAGAAGAAGCTAGTGCTGAATGGAAAGATTCACAAGATTACATTGGCGTCGGTAGCAGTTCAAGTAAGAATGATGATGACGGCAATGGCATAGAAACCAAAAGGCAAACCACTTCATTCACTTTCAAGAGCCAATAAGCATCATTAGAAAGCCACAGAAGTTATAACTAAAACGATTAAAGCCCCACGTCAAATGGGGGCTTTTCGTTTTATCCAGTTTATCCACCAATCATAACGTTGCCGCTGCCAGTAATAATGGTTTGTGGACAGGAACATTGGCTACCAACTCTTGCAGCAGGCTTGCCGTTTATAAAAACCGTAGTGCTGCATCCGGGGTTAATAATCACGCTGCCATGACTACTGGTTAAAGGACAAGCATGTTCTTTGACCTTATCGCCTTGTCTTGCAGCTTCTTTACCATTGATTTTCACATTGCTGCTGCCATTCATGATTGGAGCAGGTGGAAAACAACTATGACCAGAAGATAAATCTGTTTTTCTTGCGGCTGGCGCACCCATAAATCACATCCTATAAATAGTTGAAATTTCAATCAATTTTATTATATCGTCATGCCAAGAGCCGTAAATCCAACTGACAAGAACAAGAACAGAGACTTGTTCAAGCCAATGCAGGCATCACATGTTTCCCGTTACTTCGACCATCAATACAATCAGAACGAACAAAACACCGTGCAAATCTTACAGGATGAAGCGATTGTTATATCAGGCTATACGGTTACTTACGTCTTCAAGACTGAATATGAAATTGATGAAATCCTGCAAGAATATGATTATTCAAAATTCGCTGAAGCCTTTGATATTGCCGTTACCTTCCCTTCAAACATTATGGACTGGGACAATAACAATGCGCTAATGTCAAAATTCGGCTGGACAGCTACCCCACAAGGCGAATTTATCATCAGCCAAAAAGCATGGGCACAGATAATGGCTGAAAGAGAACAGAAGAATCTTTACACTTTCTTCCGCCCAAGAGAAGGCGATTTGATTATCGTTCATGCTGGGCAACGCTACGATGGCAAGAAGCCAAATCCCTATAACGCTGAAGCTGGCGATTACAAACAGCAACGTTTCATTTTTCAGATTACCTATACGGATGCTGGTTTGAATAACTTCCAATGGGGTAAAGATTACGTTTACAGGGTTTCTGCTTCATCTTACAAGTATCAAGAGAACGAAGACTTCACTGAACTTGAAGATGAAAATGGCTTGCCATTCCTTGGTGCTGAAGAAGATTTCAATTATCCAGAAGACCAATCTGATGCCTTCTCTAGCAATGAGAAGAAGATTAGGGACTTTGAAGAAAACAATCCGTTCAAAGGCTATTGATGAAAGAAGAAGAATTAAAAAGAATGCTTTTGCCCTTTCATTATGGCTACAGAATGAACATGCCACTATCCGAAGTTATCTATGAATTTGATGAAGACATAAAGCTCTTTACAACAGTTAAAAGGATGCTTTCCAAGAAGACAAAGAACAATGGGCTTTTGTTGAACAATGTTGTTTTACTTCATAACGCATTTGGCAAAGGGCTTTTAAAAGCCATTCCTTTTGTTTTTACCGATGAAAGACAAAGACTTAAAATGAATGCCATCTTAACCATACTTAACTACGCTGAACAAAACTTACCATACGATGAAAATTTCTACTATGAACTCACAGGAAGGATGAATTAAATGATTATGACTTATCTAAATCTGGCTTGGAAGTATAGGAAATTTGTCTTGTTTGCCATTGTGGCGGCGGCTTTTCTTTACCTAGCCTATCAACTAAAAGCGCAGAAAGCTGAATACTTACAGCAAACAGCTTTACTCAAAGAAACCATATCAGACATGCGGGAAGCTAACGCGGAAGCCTTCAGGCAGCAGCAAGAATACATTGCTACCGTGTACACACAAACTTCAGAACTGAACAAATCCATTACCCAAAAATTGCAGGAGAAAAACAATGAAATTGATGAATGGAACAATGACGCCAAAACCCTTATTGATGACCCTGATGCTGTTGCCAGTGTTATCGCTAGCAGGCTGCGCCAAGAACTCAAAGGAGACATTTATAACAGCACCGCCAAAGCCCTTAATGATTCCAGAACTTCCATCAGAGATACGTCAAAGCTACTCACAGAGAAGTTTTCAAGAGAGGTTTCTGCAAATCTTTTCCAACTCATTACAGATGCCGAAAAATCCAGAGTAGCACTGGGACAATGTATTGCATGGGCTGATGGTGTTAAAGGCATTGTAGAACAGAACAATGCTTCTAAAGCCCCAATGCCAGTCAAGAAAGGAAAAAAGTAACTTATGTTCAACTGGCTGAAAAATCAAAAAGAATCATTAAACCCATTATCATCAACACAGCAAGGCTCGCTACCGCCACCTAACTTTGAAGAAGTAACAAAAGGGCAATGGGTTGTGATGAATGGCAAGACAGCAGCTTCTGACAAAACAAGTTCGCTTTTTGCTGAACTGGTTACATTGGAAGATTTGAAAGTTTATAAAACCAAATCAGGTTCATGGAATCCTAATAATGGCAATCAAGTGGTGAAGGAAGAAACCTGCCTTGTGAAGATTACTAACAACATTCAGCTTAACAAACTTAGACAAATTGGCGTGAAGTACGGACAGTCTTATCTTGTTTACATCAAGCATGGCAATCCAGAACTTGTGCCATGTATCATGGGAAAGAAACATACTAAGCTAAAGAAAATACAGAAAATTACTGAAAACATTACAACACTGAAGAAGCATCAGTTCTGGATTTATCTGAAGAACGGTGTAGGTGGCGTGTTAAAGTAAAGCCACATCAGCCTTACAAACTAACCACTTCAAAATGCCCCGTAAAACTTCATCTTCTAAAAAGCCAGACATACCAAGCTGGCTTTATCATTCCCAGCCTTTAACAGACACTCAAATCCATGACTTCCCTGAACAATACGAAGCCTTTGTGTACTTAATGACCCACATTCCTACAGGAAAAATGTACATTGGTAAGAAGGCCTTTCATTCCAAGAGAACTGTTAAAGATAAAAAGAGAAAACAAACTGTTGTTTCAAACTGGCTTTCTTACTTTTCATCGTCTGATGACATTAAAGAGCTAACCAGAACGGCTGAAGACAAACTCAACTGGAAAAGAGAAATCATTTACCTTTGCAAAGAGCAGAAGTATGCCAACTATCTTGAGGTTAAACTTCAGTTCCAGATGGGCTGCTTAGAAGACAGGGACAAATGGTTTAACTCAAACATTAACGGGCTTTGGTATTCCTCATGGCTCAAAGACATTAAAGACGGAGTTGCTGATTATGATTAATACCGCATATTACGAAAGAAGAAACCTTCCCAACAACATCTTTCCTTTCTATGATATAGAAAAGGCTTATGCTGGATTACTAACTGAGATTGGCGGCACACCGGAATCGCCTATCATGAAAGAAGTTAGCAAGCAAGAAACAGGTTATGAGCGGGTAGAAATTCCCTTTAATAGCTTCTTCATTTGGGATGAGGATGCTGGTAAATGGTTATCAACCGAAGAAATTGAATTCCCTAGGCCAAAGAGAGACTGGGGAATGATTAAAGGGCTTGCATTTTTCGTGAATAATGAAAGTGATGAGTTCTACATAGTTGATGTTTTGCAAAACAACCGTTTTGTAGCCGCTAATTCGCATAGACCGTATATAAAGAAGAGTTACTTAAGGATTTTTAAGGCTAATTAAATGATGCAGACAAAAAGAAAGCCGCCATATTTCAGGCGGCTTTTCTTATGAAATTTGATAACGCAAACTTCCGGTATGAACTCTCTGAATAATCAGATTCTTGCTGCTGACCTCTAACGAGGTTCACTTCACAAGCGCTACGGGTCAGAACTACCCTGTAATGTAATTATACCATGTTTCAGTATATTCTTGGCGGCGTTAATATCAGCATTATCTTTATGACCACATCTACGGCATATAAATTCATCTCTAGTAACTCGATTACTTTCTGAAATGTAACTACATCTGTTGCACTCAATAGATGAATTGAATCTATCAACAATAATTAGATTTTTCCCTTGCCATTCAAGTTTATACCTAAGAAATGTCTTTATATACCACCATCCTTGCTCATTCAACGCTTTGTTGTAATTTGTCTTATGCCTTTTGGCGGTTGAAAAATCTTGATGTAATAATTCTCTTGATGAGACATTTTCTATAAACACATGAGAATTATTGTTTGCTATTTCCTTGGTTATTCTGTGTAATAAGTGATGGCGCTTATTTCTTATATGCTCGTGTAATTTAGACAGTTTTAATAATTGTTTCTTGTAATTAGACGACCCGCGAATTTGACGTTCAAGTTTTCTTTGTACCTTCACAAGTTTCTTTTCGTTGTCTCTATAAACTCTAATTTCTTGTATAAGTTCTTCGTCTGAAGTAGCTAGACAATTCTTGACGCCTAAATCTATACCAAGAGACTTAAATTTATATGAAGCCTGTTTGATTTCTACGAGACATTGTAGAGTTGCATACCATCTCCCACAGCTTCGTTTAATGACTATATTCTTTACCTTTCCTTCAATGTTTCTTGAGTTTGAATACTTAACCCATCCTATCTTTGGTAAGTAAAATTTACTCTTATCTTCATCAATTTTGAAAGATTGTGGAAATTTTATACTGGTGTTGAAATTTCGTTTCTTGAATGATGGGTAAGTCGCGCCCTGTGTGAAGTAATTCTTCATTGCGCGTTCAAGATTCTTTATTGCTTGTTGTAAAACTTGCGATGGCGCTTTACCAAGCCATTCCTTCTCGCGTTTCCAATCTGGGAGCATGCCCATTAACTTAAACGCATTGAATTTATTCTCTTTAGATTCTTTATATTCCAGATTATGATAGCCAAGCGCTCTGTTATACACATACCTTGCACAATCACAAGCATTTGTTAAATCTATAATTTGTTGTTTAGTTGGTTTAATTCTAAATTTGAATGTTTTGAAAATTTCCATAATAAAGCCCCTCTATAAAGAGGGGCTAAGTTTAACATTTTATCTAATGTATTACCACGGTAAGTTGGAGATGGCAAACTTAGAATAGTAAATGTTCTTACCTTTTTCCAGTGAAGTGAACGGGTTCGCAGCAATGGCGGCGCGTTGTTGGAAGCCGATTGCATTGCGGAAGCGGTCGTTACTTGCATCTAGACCAGAGTGCATGGTAAGCGGAACATAAGGTGCGTAGATAACACCAGCGTCAAATTCGTTAGCGCCTTTATAACCGATAACCACACCGTCATGGGTAAGGAAGGGGTCAACGAATACTTTAAGCTGGCCAGCCATACCTACATAAGTAGAAGATTGCAGGTTGATGTCAATGCTTTGTGCATAGTTGGTGTCATTCTTCAGAATGCCAGCCAGCTGCAGAGCATTAGCTACACCCATAGAAGTGATGATGAAGTTACCAGCGCCACGACGGTTTTCCAGATACAAACGAGCAGCTTCGCTACGAATGTACGCCCACAGACCCAGAGCTTTTTCGCCAGCCCAACGACCATCAGTACCAGTTGCATAGTCAAAGGTACCAGCAGTTGTTTGGTTTTGCGCGCCAATGTGAGCAGCGTGCATGATGGTGCGAACGATTTCTTGGTTTTGTTCCAGAACGATTTCTTGAGCCAGAATGTTAGAAAGTTCAGCACGGGCTGACAAGTTGTGAACAGCCTGCATGTCTTTTTCAAGTTCAAATGAGTAATCAGCACGCAATTGGCGAGTTTTGGCTTCAAGCGCAATCTTGTCAATGGTGATACCCATGTTTTTCCATGCAGCAGTTTCACCAGTCGGAGTATCCATACCATGACCAGTTTTAACCAGCAGGTCAACATCGGTGAACGGGTTGTCACTGCGGTCATCGGTACCAGTACCAGAATGTGCGGTATCAACTTCCTTGAAGAGTGCTTCTTTAGAAGTGTTATTGAATTGCGGAGAAGCTGCGTTCGGATAAAGCGCACGAATTGCAAAGCCCAGACCAGTAGGCATGTTCATGGGCTGAACACCGCAAACATCATAAGCAATCAGTTGCGGGGTCATACGGCGAACCATGCTAATCAGAACCGGGTCATAGCCTTTGATTTGGCTGGTAACGTTTACGTCTTCTTTCAGCGCTTTAGCTTCGTTTTCCAGCAGTTGCAGGGTGGTATTGAATTTGCTAACACTTACATATTCTTGCAGTTTCTTGATGTCAAGAATATCGCCTTCGCCAGTAGGGTTAGACCATTTTTCTGCCAGCGCGCGCAGATTCTTAGCGCCTTCAGCTTGAGCAGATTCAAAAAGTTGTTGTGCAGTTTGCATTAGTTTTTAGTCCTTACGTAAAGAATTGAAATAATTAACGTTATTTAGAAACATTTGAAATTAAAAGAAACTTCCGCGATTGAAAAGACCTTTAAGGCTTTCATCAACTTCTTTAGTGCCTTCTTTCTTATCATCGGATTTATCAGACGCCTTATCATCGCCAGCTTTATCGTCATCATCAGCTTTGTCTTCATCTTCTTCTTTAACCAGTTTCTTTTCCATGATTACAAGGTCAAGCATTTTCTTGAACTGGTCAGAAGTGTAGGATTCGTCAATTTGTGCCATGATGTCAACAACAGAATCGCGTTGAGAATCAGCCATAGAACGGGTGGCTTCGCTTACTAAGAATGCTCTGTAAGCAGCTTTAGTAGCTTTTTGGGATTCTTCTAAAAGGTTGTCTTTTTCAGTAAGGCTTTCTTGCAGCGCTTTAATTTCATCAGCAACAACGCTTTCCAGAAGTTGCGAAGTTTCAATACCAGCTTCTTTCAGACCTTCCATGACTTTCATCATGCCGTTGCGAACATTGCGCACATCTTGGGCAACTTTAAGCTGTTCAGAGACTTCAGAAAGCTGGCGAGCAAGTTCAGATTCGTGGTATTCAACAAGCTGTGCAGTAGTTTCTTCAACAGCTTTATCAACGCTTTCTTTCAGGGTCTTTTCGTTTTTCTTTTGCAGGCTTTCCAATTTCTTGGCCAGTTCAACAGCGTTCTTTTCATCAAGGCTTTTCTTGTACTCAGCCTGTCTTTCGGTTACATAAGAATCAACGGCTGAAGTAAAGGCTTCTTGTTGGGCTTCATCAGTGATGCCCAGATTTTCAAGCAGTTCTTTAATATTCATAAAGTTTAATTTCCTTCTTTTAGCTAAAAGATTGATTAAATTGAAAGTTGTAGCTATTTAGTTGATTTCAAAAATAAAATCAATTTCTAGCTTCCTAAGCCCTTATAAACCTTATGAAAAGATTGTATAGATTCGCTGATTTCCTCAAAGACTACTTTCTTACAGGTTTTGTAAACTCATTTACAAACAACGTTGAGAAGGTATGGCAGCCATTTACTGAATACCCCATTGGCACAACAGTTACCCACACGTATGAAATCAATGGTAAAAGAACCAAGAACAAGTATGTTTCTGTTCTAGGCTCAAAAACAGGCAACCAAGCGCCCATTCACGCCAAGCAAGGACAAGTAGAATCTGATGGTGGCATTCGTTGGATGTACTTGGGCGAATCTACCATTGTTGATAATGGCATGTTTGACATGTACTTAACACTTGGCAGACAGAACTCATGGGATGGCACTGATAATCCCGTTACGCCCGCAATCAATCAGTACGTAACCAGACAATGTATTCAGGACATCATCTACGCCAAGAAAATTGATAAATCTTCTGTTGCAATGGTTGCCCGTAGAAACACATGGAAAGCAGAAGAAAAGTATGAAGAATTCAAGAAAGACAAAACTGCTTACAAACTGCCCTATTACGTAACCAACAAAGAAGGCTGTGTTTACTACTGCCTTTCTAATAACAACAATCAGAAATCCACCATTGAACCTATTGGCACTTCAACCCAGCCCATACAACTGCCAGATGGTTATGTTTGGTACTTCATGGCGAAGATTGATATTCAGAACTCAAAATTCCTGACTGATGAGTTCATTCCTTTAAATGGTGATATTACATTCAACCCGGACATGAAGAATAACAGGGGTGGCATCGCAACAGTTACGCTAGTAAGCCCGCAAAAAGGACAATTTGCTAATAAAAACAACATTGTAATAGAATTTCAGCAAAAAGGTGAAGGGCAAGACGCTAATCTTATTCCTCACTTGAACACGCAAGGCATTCTGGAATACATGGAAGTGAAGAATGCAGGGCATGATTACGCAGAAGAAACCATTATCGTATTGAAAGAAAAATCCCCAGATGCCCAAGGACAAGGCGCTGAACTAAAAGCCATCATGGCTCTGGATACGCTTACAGGCAAGACCTATATAAAAGACGTGGAAGTTTTAAAAGGTGGGGAAGGCTACAAACAAGGCTCTGTTTCTATTCATATAGAAGGCGATGGTCAGGGCGCTGTATTAGAAGCCAAAGTATCCACTGCTAAAGGCATCATTTCATCCGTAGAAGTCAAAGAAAAAGGTGAAGGTTATTCCTACGCCACGCTTTATGTAGTATCCGGCAAAAATTCAGCAGTTGGCAGGGTTTCACTTCTGCCCTATTCAGTTTCTAATCCTAACATTTTGGCAACTATTCAAGACAACGCCATCATGATTAACGTTGACCTGAACCCAAATGAAACTTACTTTGACTATGATTCAGACTACAGGGAAGTATTGCTTGCAGTTAATCTTTATGATATTGATGGCAATCCTGCTAACAAACCTGAATACATTGGCAAAGCACATAGAGCATGGGCAGACCAGAAATCCAAACTGCCCAAACTAAACCCGGAAGAAGGGCTGATACTCTTCAGACAGACTTCAAACCGTTTAATCAGGGTTGCAGGGCAGTATGAAAAAGTTAAGTTAGTAATTTCACTGTAAGGAGAAAGTGAAGATGGCTACAACTACAGCGAACTATAACAATCCTGTTTTAAGGGACTTAAATAACTACAACGAAGCCATTGGCAACGTTGCTCAACTTATCATTCCCGACTTTGACAACCTGAATTACTTCATTCAGTCATTCAACTTTCCTTCAATAGATATTCCAGCTGTTGAAACACCATTCAAAGGAAACGACAACAAACAAGTTGGTGATTTTATTAAGTACGGAACACTTTCAGTTGACATTGCAGTTGATGAAGACCTTGCAAATTTAACTGCACTTTTTGACTGGATTAAAAAGACAAACTTCAAAGCCAATGTATCAGAACGTTATGTGGATGTATTCATTAAATGGCGTACTAGAAACTTAAAACACGACATTGAGATTAAATTCCATAATGCCTTTATAACGAATATAGGTGGCTTTCAATTAAGCACATTGAATACTGAAGATACTATTATTACAACGAATGTAAGTTTTGAGTATCAGTACATCACATTAAACGGACTTGAAATCAGGAATCCAAACATTCATTGGCTATAAGTAAGAAAGTGTGAAACATAAATGAAGGCTCTCTTTTAAGAGGGCTTTCTTTTTGTCTTCTTAGAAGATGATAATGGTTGTTAAGTAGATTATCTATAGTGTTCTTGCAGACGCCATCTTCACATGATGTTCGTCTTTTTTTTATCTCTTACAAAACTGGCTTCTGGTTGCTCTTGGGTGGTATGTCTTCACAGTAGGACTTCTAGATGGCATCAAAACTAAATGTTCGTCTTTTTTT